CATAGATACTTGAAAAAAAGCACCATCATTGTCAGCTTCTTTCTTAAAGCTAACATGCATGTGCTTAGTGTGTTTGTTAGCCCCTGTGTACTTGCGCCACTTCCAGTTAAGGATGCGTGAGCAGATTCGTCCATCGTAAATGATGTAACTAATACGCTTGTCTTTCTTGGATCTGGATAAGGTACGAAGCTGATCAGCAAGATCTCCCATGATGTCTGGCTTGCCACCCTTGAATAAGTCTTTGTCCACATCAATGGCACGAACCCAGCCCTGCTCATCTGGATTATGATCTGACTTGCGAGCAGCGTGTCGGGTATCACCGATCCAACCATCCGATGCGCGGTCACGATCTGGAAACGAGTCATCAATCTGCTCTCTTAATTGAATAGCAGCTTTAGAGAGTTTGACCTTCATCCAAGTAAGAGCTTCACTTCATCCTCGGTAATGCCAAGTTTTGCCAATAGTGCAGTTTTCTCAGCAACTTTAATTGCTTCTTCTGCGCGAATAGCATTTTTAGTTGCTTGCTCTGCCTCAAAGACTGCGAATTCTGCATCTGTCATTTCGCGGTCAATAATCTGATTTGTTTCTATGTCATGAATACGAATTATTGGCTTAGTCATTATTTCACTCCATACACTAGAACTGTACCTGCTGAAAATGTTGCTGCTGTGCCTGTTTCAATTACTAGAGATGTAATTGCAGAATTGGTTGCCAATGAACCTGAGTTAATGTGACGCTCAGTTGTTGAAGGTGTTTCCCATGAACCAAAACCAGAGATTGGCTTGTAATTTGTTGTCGAAGCATAATTCTGGATTGTTATAAAATGAGAATTATTGCCACCTGTTTGCTTATAATCATTGTATTCGAGATTAAATGCAACACCTGTATTAGCTTGTGAAGCAACACTATTTGTCGCAAAACCAATGTGGCGAATGTTTGCCATTTGTGAAGCATTATTAGGTTTTAACACAGGATAAGCACCAGTAGTGCTAAATGTCATGCCGTAAATATAAATTGCTAGATTGGTGTAAGCACCTGAAATGCTACTAATTGTGGTGCTAGTTCCTGAAAGGGTTGTGGTAGAAAGCAAAGTCATACCACCGCCCGCGCTGGATGGAGTAGCCCACTTTAATCCCGTAGTTTCTGCGCTGTCTGCTGTGAGGACTTGACCATTAGTTCCTACAGGAAGGCGGGCTGCTGTGTCGGCTGCACTTGCTGCAATAAGATCGCCTTTAGCATCAAAAATAGTTGCAGGAATACCAGAGGCATCTGCGACCCACTTAAAGTCCATGTCTGTGTTGCTGTTCTTAGCAAGGACTTGGTTAGTCGTGCCACCTTTGAGATCTAGCAATGAAGCATCGATTGCATCGCCTAGACCCTCAATGGCGGTTGCGCCATCTTTGACTAAGTCTGTACTGGTTGGTACTGGCCAACCAAAATTAGGGGTTGTTGTTGCCATTAGGTTAGAGCTCCGATCGCTTTAGACCACTGTAGTGTACCATTTACGCCACTCCTGCCAGATAACGGATATTCGAGTCAAATGTCCTCTGATAGCGACCATATGTAACGATAGAAGCATCGTCTGTGGCTGAGTATGTGCTGCCGTAGTCATTGCCATAACGGACGATCTCGCTATTACGTATCTTGCCAATTTGTAGGATTGATTTAACGCTGGCAGGAGATGCATAGTTGCCGTCTAACTGGGTTGAGCCGTTAGTTGCTAAATAATTACTTCTATGATCACCATCTGCATAGGCTATGCGCCCTTGTTTGTCCTCGTAAAGGGTTCCAAGTGCGCTGTCTGCTATCTGCTGGACTAGAGTCTGGGTATTGCGATCTGCTGCTGAAAGATTATCCATCTGATAAAGACCAGTATCAATTTCGCCTAATCCAACATTTTCAGCAAAAGCCCATGTAGTTATTGGATTGTAGGTTGCCCATGTAAGGCTCGGTGCTACTTCTTGCCATTGATTGACTAGGAGATCTTCCAGAATAATAGCAATCTGTTCGCCATCCAGTCCATGAGCTACAGAATCTGTGTAGATCGCTTTAGGCAGTTTAGCCAAAGCTCCTATTGCAAGGACTGTTCCTATTGTGACATAACCTGATTCTTCTGGGCTTCTGACTGAAGTTGTAAAGTCTGACACAGTGCCACCAAAAAAAGGCACATAAGTTCCAGAAGTGTCTTTAAGTTCTAAAGTCAAAGAATCAGTAACATCGATGTCAAAAAGAGTGTTGGTTGAATTGATGATGTCCATGCGGGCATAACCTGCTTGGCATTGACGATCAATGTCGATGCGACCAATAGTCACATTAACGGCCGTTACATTGGTATAAACAGTCGTGCCGACTGTTATGCGCCATTCTGGAAGCCATGTCATAGGATTGCTAAACTCGTAGTTCCGCGCTGATTGGCTTGACGAATAGCATCCTCAATAGCTCTAGCGATTGCTTCTGGATCTCCAACGCCTGTATTGACAGTAAGGTTATATTGGGCAGCAGCTTGAGCAGCATATCTTGATCCGCTTACCGCGCCTGATACTCCAGCACCGCCTGTTAATCCAGCGAGCAATGACCTTCTTGCTACATCTTCAAGATTAAATAATTGTGCGCCTGTTGTCATGGCTAAAGAGCTTTCAGCCAATGCCTTGATATCGGCTTCTGTTTGTAAATCTAATAACATAGCGAAAGCATCTGCGCGCTCCTGCACTGCATCCGATAATTCTAAAAGAGATTCAGTTGATGCCGCTAATGCATCTGTCATTGAAACAGGCGCGATGTAATCATTTTCTGGAATTCCAGAACCTAGTGATGCGCTGGTTGGAATTGGAGCATTAGCGGTTAAATTAGCCTGTGAAAGCAATTTGATCATTTCTGCTATTTTGGCAAGTGCTGCATCAAGATTACTTTGATTGATTAAGTCCTTAGGCTTTAATGAATCAAGAATAGACTTAATGTCTGTTAATTTAGCACTTTGACCAGTAAGAGCATTAAGAATTTTAAGATCAGCGTTAAGTTTTTCTGTTGCCTTGATGATTGCAGCTTCATCTTTAGAAGCAATCGCATCTTCTAATTCATAGATTGATCGCTTGACATTTAGACGAGCCACATCATTGGCGATCTGCATCTTTTGTGCTGAACTGGTTGCCTTACCTAGTTGCTCAGCTTGATTAGTAAGAGCTGCTGCAATCTGAATCTTGTCCATGTCAAAGACTTCTTCACCCTTAAGCAGGGCAAGGTTAGCCTTGTCGATGGCTGCCTTTAATCGAGCAGCCCTTAATGCTTTTACTTCTTCTGTCGTTAATTTAGTTTTAGTTTTAAGAGTGCGAGCAGCATATTCAGATTGAAGTCTGGCTAAATCGGCTAATCCCTGAGCATTGATTCCGCTTCCCGCAGCGACTTGACCCATACCTCTTAAGATTTCCAAGTAAGAGCCAACGATAGGAATCATTCCTAGATTTAAGCCAGATAGCCCCGGCAATCCCTTTAACTTTTCTGTTAGTACACCTATACCACGAATCACATCAGCAATATAGATCGCTGTGTCCTGCATTGCTTCTGCTAAATTATCTACCGAATCTTGATCGCCCAATCCCTTTAAGGCATCGATCAAACCTGTGCCAATAATCTCGGATGCATTAGCAGCAGCGACGCTTAACTTGTCGATAGACCCCTGAAAGGTATTAGCGGACTGTGTTGCTGCGCCCTTAAATGTTCCTTCAAGTTGGGAGATAATATCCTCGAACTTGCCAGCCTTAAGATCTGCCTTAGAGATGCCTACACCTAATCGAGATAATGCAGCATTGTTGCCTAAGTATGCTCGGCTTAACGCACCTGTTACTGATGCTAAATCTTTACCTGTTGCAGCACTTATGTCTAAGGAAAGGTTAAGAAGTCTTTGCGCTTCGGTAGTATTCTGTGTGGCTACCGCTAAAGTCTGATATGCGGGACGAAGTTTGTCATCCAGGATGCCGAACTCGCTTTGTAGTCTCTGAATGTAATCTTCAGAGGATGCAGCGTCTCTACCAAGCCCAACATTCTTAAGAGCTAGGGCTAATTGCTTTTGGGCTTTCTCATCTTCTGCTGCTGCTTTAACCGCAGCCTTTCCATAAGCGAGAACGGCTGTTGCACTAAATGCTAAACCAAAAGCACCTGCAAGTTTTTTAACATTCTTAGTAAGTTTATCCGTTGATGAATCTGCTTGCTTGAAGGCTTTATTTCCTGTAAATTCCGCAGCAATATCAATCATTACATTAGCCATGATTAGCCTCTCGCTCTTGCATTAAGTTTATCTGCTGCGTTTTTAATAGCTGCTAATACTGCTTCTCTAGCCTTGCCATTGTTTTCTTCATAGGCACGGAATAAGGCGCGACCTTCCATCTTTTGCTCGCCCTTCATCTGTGAGCTGTACTTGCCCTGCTGATTTTGTACGAATCGGCTTTGTGGAGTCTTACGCCCCATAGTTTCATAGATCGCTCCAGCAGCACTTTTATTGAATACGCGAGCAAGAGATCTGAAGCCTCTGCGATTAGGTTTGGAAGGTGTGGTCTTATAACCAATGCCAGACTTTACGATTCGAGCGTTATAAACAGGAAAGCGCGCATCTGAACCCTCGCGGGCTAGCCATCCGCTAAGTACTTGACCATCATCTGGCAGATACCCTTTAGCAGCCTTTGTAATGGGCTTTAGAGCTGCTGCAACCTCTTTAGGTAAAGCCTTAGCAAGATCAGGACTGAAAGCGCGTAAAGACTTTCTAAGAGCGATACCGCCCTTTACGCTTGCTGGCATCGCTCACCTCTTTCGCTTCATCCTTGAGCCCTTGCACTAATGCATCGAGCATCGTCTTATCTAGATCTAATAACTGCTGTGGCGCGATTCC